AGGTTTCCTGGGCAGCAATGGCCAAGGTATCTTCAATGAAGATGCCGCGCCGTTCCATCTGATCGCGCACGGTCCGCAAATCGTTTGCGCCGGTCGTGATAACGGTTTGAAGGGTCAGGGCGTTTTCGATAACGAGTTGCCCACCGTCCACCTGGCAACCGCCGCCCACCAGGATAGCCACGCTCGGCACGTTGCCGGCCACGATGGCAGCGGCCGGAATGCTGTCGCCCATGTAGACGCCCTGCGGAATGGCCGTACCGTTGGCGGCCGCCACGTTTACCAGGGGCGTCCACAACTGCGTAGCGGCCACCTTTGCCATTAAGGTAAGGGGCGCCAGGGGAATAACGCGGGCCGCGTCCTGGGCGATAATTTGCCCTTCACGAACCAGGGATTGACCGCCAAGAATAAAAGGGTTTACAACGTGATCCGCTCTTGCTTGCATCGGCATTTTTGCACCGTCCTTTTCTTAAGAAGTGATTTGATAGTTGACCGTTGCCGGTTTTACTTCACGCCGCGCAACCTCTTGGCCGCCGCTTCGAAGTCGGCTTCGGTTTCAACCGCGCCAGTGTTGGCGGCAGGGGCGCCACCGGTCCCGGCCTGCGTTTCGCCTGCCTGGGTCGTTTCGGTCGTGGCGGCTTTGGCCCGCTGCTCTTCCCTGGTCGCGTCATAGACGGCCACGGCGCCGGAAAGGGCGGCCGGCTCTTCTTTGCCAAGCAAGACGTCAAGCGCCAAGGTTTTGATCGGTCCGGGATAGGTCGAATCGGCGCCGATATAGGGCGCAACTTTCTTGACTCGGGCTTCCACGCGATCGGCGCCGGATTGCTGCCCTTTGATAAAATTTTCGGCCGCCAAAGCGTCAACTTCAGCTTTAATGGCCGGGTCCGTTGCCATCAGGTCTTTCAGTGCCATGCTCTTAACCTCCGCTTTCTTGGTAGTATTTTTGACGGTAAACCGCGCCGTTACCGCATCGATCATACCGGCCTTGATCGCGTCGGGCTTGTCCGGGTCCGGGTCTTGACTTACAAACACGTCCCCGCGTCCAAACCGGTCCGCAATTTCTTCAACCGATATTTTCCGGCCTGCGGCTATGCGCTGGTAGAAAATCCTTTCTAATGCGTCAACTGCCCGCTGAATTACTTCTTGCCCTTTTTTGCTTTCGATATCAGGATTCTTGTCGGGGGCGTTTTTCGACCGAATCACAATCTCCTTGATTCCATATTTTTCATCCATACCCTTATAAGAGGTATAGACCGTCACAACGCCAATCGACCCTATCATATTGGAAGGGGCGCTTGATTCGATCCGCGAAGATGGCGAAGCCAGGTAATAGCCGGCGCTACAAAGCATGCCCCGCACTTCAGCAATCACCGTCTTGCTTTTGGCAAGGTCCGCCATTGCTTGCCACGCTTCGTCAAGTCCATCGACGTAACCGCCCGGCGTGTCATAGGATACTCGGACCGTTTTGACGGCATCCAAGGCCTTAATCTCTTGGCAGGCCTTAATGATCCCGGCATATGAAGTCATATTAAAGCCCAAAATGCGGGCAAGCCTGCTCTCGGTCTTCCGCAATACGCCGCAAACATCAAAGCGGGCCGTGTCGCCGTCCACCGTATAGCCCCCGCCCCCTTCATCAATACCGGCGTCAATTGTCGCCTGGGCCGCCTGGCGCTGCGCGTCGCTTGCATTTTCCTTGGCCTCAAGGAATACTTGAAGCCTATTCGGTTCGGCCGCGATTATTTCCGGCATTGGTTGCCCCTTTCGACCATGGCGGGACGGTCAATTCAGACACTTCCCGCTTAAGTTTTGCCCGGTTTGCTTTCCCGCTGGACCCGTTCAAGTTTTTCGCCACCCGGTCAAGGCTTTGGGCGCCCATCTCGACATATCCCTTGTCCGCCGTCATGGTCCGGGCCGGGTCGATATTAGGCATTGGCGATCCGATCCAATTGCAGTTAAGCCAGGCGGCCCGCATGTAAGGATTTTCCCAACCTGGCGCCTTGATGCGTCTTGCCGCGATCTCCCCGGCCAGCCACATTTCATAGCAGGGGTTGAGATAGTCGGCCGCCATCTCTTCGCGCCAAATGCAAGCCACCCGCCAAAACAGGATAAGGCAAGCCCGGCTTGCCGAATAATTTTGATTGAATTTCATCAAAAGCACTTCAAGCGGCATCGATGTTGCCGCCGACAAGTACGAAGTAAAGGCATCAACGAAAACGTTGTAGCTTTCGGCCGCAACCTTGTTTTCGAAGGCCTTCAAGTCTTCGCCGGCTTCCAGGTTAAAGACCGACGTTGATCCGGGCGTGTCCATCGTTGCTTCCGGCAGCGAATAAAAGGAAACCGGGTTGCCGGCCGTTACGTTTTCGGCGTCCGGGCTTGGCGTCGGGTCCGCGCCGAATTGCGAAGCGGCCGGGCCAGCGCCGCCAGCGGATAGAAGGCCTGCCAGCGGATTTGATGCCGGCTTGTCCTGGCTCGGCTTGACGTAAAGGACGATTTGACTTTGATTGATCGCCTTCTTTACCTGGGCAAGTGAAAAGTCGGTCAGGTTTTGAAATTCTTGCAGGGCGAAGGCAAGCCGGGAATATCCGCGCCCCTGGCCGGCATATTCCGGGTTGAAGCCATGCAGCATCATGATCCGGCCGGACTTCGGGCCGATGCGCGGGATATCGGCATTTTTTATCTTGCCGGCCGCGTCCGTGTACCAAATTTTGTAAGTCTTTTCGCGTCCGCGCTCGTCCCTGTCAATGCCGTCTTCGCACATTCCGGCGCCCTCGGTTGACGTGAAGGCATCGCCCCGGATTTGATTCGCGTCCATGAAGTCAAATTGCAACGGGTTCAAAAGCGCCGTATCGGGCGAATAGTAAAGGCGCACAAATATATCATTGTCCCGATGCTGGAAAATTTGGTAAAGCCGATGGCTTTGATACCAAGTCATGTTTTCGGCCCGATGCTGCCGTTTGCTTTTGGCGAACAAGTCAAAACGCTCTTCGACGTCGCGCCCCCAGGCTTCGGCCTGCTCGGGAGTAATGCCCAGGATTTCGGACTTTGGCGCCGCTTCCAGGGTCAAGCCAATGTCGGCCACCGTGTCGGCGTACCGCTCGACAAGCGCCCGCGCCTGGGGCGTGTCGTGAAAGGCCAGCCTTGCGTTTTGGCGAAGGCGATAATGATCCAGGTTCAACGCGGCGCCGCTGCCGGAAAGTCCAAGCGGATACTTGGAACCGTCGCCCCTGCCGGATGCCGGGCCATGGACAACGTAACCGCTTCCAAAGCCAACCTGGGCCTTGATCCTCTGAACGGCGCCACCGGCAATTTGGGCGGCCTGCTCGGCGGACTTCGCCGCGATCTCTTGCCGGATGGCCTTCGGAAAAAACCGCTTTATGATTTTGCCGGTCAAGCTCATCCGTGCCGCCTCAAGCCCATATTGACGACGCCCGTTCCGTCAAGCCGGCGATACAGGGCGTCAATCTCTGATTCCAAAACGGCGATCTGCCGGGAAAATTCGGCAAGGTCACGATGCATAACCCTTTGCGAACCTTCGCCGCTGTCAAATCGGTATTCCTTGATTTTGGTTTGGGCGTCGGTATAGGCGGCATCAAGACCGGCAAGCGCCGCTTCTTTGACCGTGATTCGCGCCTTGATCCTGGCTATCTGTGCCGCCGTCAAATAGGACATGACTTCCTTTTTTGGTTCCTTATTTGGACCTAAATGTTTACGCTATATATTGAAACTATTTTATGTCAAAGCGCTTTTTTAACTTTTTTTATGTAGGTCTGGGCGGGTTGCTGCCGCCATGACGTCAAGCACGGTCTTATGCGTGATTTGCTGAAGCTCGGCAGGCGTCGCGCCGTTCGCCTTGGCCGCTGCCTTGAAGTCCAATACCCTGGCGTCCAAATAGGCGTCGCCAGAGCATTGCGCCATGACGCGGCAATCAAGCGCCTCATTGCGATGGCCGGACGGACAATGAAAGCTTCCATCGCTTCGCTTTTCTTCGGCGGTCAGCATCCTAAAGTATTTTTCGCCATAGTCGATAGGAAAATCACAAAAGCCGGGCTTTTGTGGGTCAAGCGGTAGGCGCTGGACTTTCAGGTTGTTATACAAGTGCGTCTTGTAGTAGTTCGTTGAAATCTCATAAAGGGTCGTGTCTTCGTCGATTTTCTTGGCACGGTAGCGCCGGAAGTTTTCAGGTCCGGCAACGTCGCCCACTTCGCCTTTTCGGCGCCGCAACGCCGAAAAACCCTTTGATGGAAAAGTGTTTTTCCAGCGCCGGCAAAATCCATACACTACGTCGGTCAAGTTGCCGTCGCCGCTATCGATAAAAACGAGCTGGACGTTGAACTTGTGGCCGTCAGCTCGGGAAAAGGATAGCCCGCCGTCCTCTGCCCACTTGTGAAGCTTTTCCCAAGCGCCCGAATATGGATCATTCACCGCGCCTTCAAAACGGACGTAAAAAATCGACCACGTTTTATAGCCTGCTCCATGCCCTACTATTTCCATTTCAAGACGTGGCGGGTTTTCTTCCGAGTCTTCCGAACCGGCTTGCACGTCCACGCCAGCGGTCAGATACAAAACGTCACGCTGGACCGCGCCTTGACGGTATCCGCCGCGAAGCTCAATAACCTTGCCGATATCGGGCCGGCTTCCGCTTTCCTTGAAGGGCAAGCCCAAGTAAAGGTTGACGAATGATCGCATGCCTTCGGGCGTCTTCAATGCTTCCTGGTATTTGCGCCACATATCGGACCAAGAAAACATGCCGACCGGACTATATAGGGCGCTGATTTGATACGAGCGCCGAAACGGGGAAATACTCCGGGCCGTAGGATGCCAGTTGCCGCCAATCAACATTTGGTTTTTGTGGTGATTAAATATGGCGTCGTGGCAATGTTCGCAAAGGTAATAAGCTTGAATGAACTCACCGGCCTTTGTTTCGGCCTTCAAGCCGTGTTGGGTTTGCTCCGATCCAAATTCCAGGACTTGAAGCTTTTTGCAAAGTGGGCATGGCACCAAAAAGCGGCGCTGGTCGCCTGCCTCATAGCGCCGGTTGATTTCGCTACGCTCGAAAGTCGTTGGGGTCGAAACGCTTAAGATTTTCTTCCGGGCGTCCCATGCGTTTGTGCGGGCTTCGGAAACGTCAAGCCAATTACCTTCACCGGTCCGCAATTGCTGCGGGGCGCCGTCAATTTCGTCACGAATCAAAACCCGGATTGACTTCGACCTTTGCTTGCCTGGCGACTGTGCCGAAGCAAGGACCAGGAAGCCGCCGATAAACTCTTTCATGGCCGACTTGTCGCCGGACCGCCGCGACTTCCGGTTTTCCGTTTGGGCCACGATCTTTTCACGGAAACCGCAACTATCAATCAGCGCTTCCAGGCGAAGACTTGCCCACTCTTCCAAAAGATCGTCCGTTGCGGACATGAACATTATCGGCGCCGGGCTTTCGTCCATCCAATACGCAATGGCGTTTTCAGCGCTGCCGGCCGTCTTGCCTATCTGCGCCGATGCCATCAAATCCGTTTCCTGTATCGGGCTTGCCGGGCTCATGTTGTCCATGATTTCGACCATGTAAGGCGTCCGGCTGTTGCGATAGAAGCCAGGAAAGGGCGTATTGGGCGGCAGTATGCGCCGGCCTTCGATATATTGGGATATGTTCGGAATGGGCGGCTTTGTCGGCTTAAACTCGTTGTAGTCAAGCAAAAAGCTGATATCTTCGGCTAGGTTCATTTCGGTTTTTCCGCTTCTATGCTAAATTCTTTCAAGTGCCCAACAAATTCGTCAATAACTCCACGAAGCTTTTCCATCTTTACAATGAATTGCTTCATGGAGTCAGACGGCGTTAGGTGTAGCCTCACTTTGCTATGGCAATCAGAAATTTCAAGGAACCCAACGGCCTTATCAACTCCATCAGGGTAGCCAATATCGCCATGGTAAGCCGCGACCGATCCGGTTGACGGAAGGTGATCCTCATTCAACCAAACGCGCTTTGAATAATAAAATTTTAAATTATCCATTTCATCCTCATTTCAGCTTTTCCGTTTCAATGCTCTTCAAAAAGTCGTTTATGATCCGCTTGACATGCCCAAGCACCTTGAAGACTTCGGCGTTGACGGCCTGTTCTATCTGCAAGAGTAGGTCCGGCCGATCAACGCCAGCAATCGACCCGACAACGGGCGATGTATTGGCGCCAAGGGTCCGAAACTCGTTGACGTCCACGGCGTAGATTTTGGCGAAGGCCTGGGCGACAAGCGCCCGGTCGATCAACTTTAGGCGGGCCTGGTCGGTCTTTTGCTTGATCGCCCTGATTTGCTCAATGGCTTTCAGGCGGTCCAGGGTCGCCCGGTCAAGCTTGGCGGTATTCGCCCCAAGTATGCCGGCCAGGGCGTCAAGGTCAATATCCGGCACCTCATCAGGCCCGGACTCTGCCGGGGCCGGTTTTTGGGTTGATACTTCGTCCGGTTCGGCGCCGTCGCGGCCCGCCTTTATGGCGTCGTTTTCCCGGCAAGCCTCTATAAATTTGATCGTGTCAATATCCTCTAAATCGATTTCGGCCCGCCTGCCCTTACCTACCAGGCGTAGCTTTTTCGTCTTAATGGCCTTATCGATATAGGCCGGGCTTCGCTTTACGAGTCGGGCCAGTTCTGATTTGGTTTTTAACTTCATGTAATAACTTCGCTTTCTTATCGCTTTTTACCGGTTAAAAGTTTTTTCACTTTGGCTTTTCACCGGTCCGGCGCACGCCGCACCTGTTACCACCTGGGGGCCGCTGCTCGATC